TTTTAATGGCTTGATATATTTTTGTTTTATATCAACACAATCATCTATCTCTCTCTTACCTCTATCAGTTCGCCCTCTCTTGCAGACACAGAATTCACTACTATCATGCTCCCACCCGTAAATACCATCATAACACTTCCACAAATAAAAGATTCTTAAATTAGGATTTTCTTTTAATAATCTCTGACCTTCAATATATTTATTCTCTCCAAAAAATAAACTACAAAATTTATTATGATTTATCTTTCTTGTTTTCATTTCAAGAAAGTAATTATCATTATATTTATCAAACTCATAAAAATCACCCATTTGAGGATTCTCCTTTGATTTCTTTAATTTACCAAATACACCTTCTAAAGTTTCGTGGGCTTCTTCTTCACTTAACAATCCAAATTTTAAATCTTGATTCAACTTTTTATAATCCATTATTATACCTTAATTTAGAAAATAATTTTATGAAAAAAAACGCATCATTCAATTCTATTAACTGCAACTTCATATATCTCGGGGTCTTTCTCAATACCTATAAAATTTCTATTCATATTTTTACAAGCAACACCAGTACTACCGCTTCCCATAGTCGGGTCTAAAACAACATCACCTTCTTTAGAATAATATTTTAATAACCATTCCATCAGAGCAACTGGTTTCTCTGTTGAATGTTTTCCACGGGTTGATTTAATTTCTAGCATTGTTGTAGGTAAGGGTGGTTCGTAAGCACTAGTTCTATCTTTTCTTGGTGTATCTAATTCTTTTATCTCAATTTCTCCATATAATGTATCCATAGTTTCTTCTTTCACAACTGAAACTGGTAAGGGTGGGTCATATTTATTTGGTGGTTCTCTTGTAATTGGTTTTTTTCTCTCTTTTGTATTATAAGTATCACCGTCAATTATATTATTACTTGATTTCAAAAACTTATGTGTATGACTACTTAAATCATAAAAAGGTAATTTTTCATAAAATACATAAACCATTTCATGCTTTCTCATAGGCATCTTTTTTGCTGATAGAAAACCAGCGGGGGATGACTTAACCCATACTAAATCATATCTAAAGGGACATTTCTTAGGTGCTGAATTAATTAATGAAACACCAAATTTAGTTGTAGTAGTCATAAAGATAGGAGTATTTATTTTTTTGATTCTCATTACTTCAATCCAAAATTTATCTAAATCAATTTGACAATCCCACTTACAGCTTGTTTGTCCGTATGGTAAATCACAAAAGATAAAATCAACTGAATCAGTATCTATACCTTTCATATGTTCTAAACAATCTCCGTGTAATAATAAACTCATTATAAGTAAACAAATATAATAATTCTTTGGATTTAAACTATCTGTCAATTTTAGACATCACTTTAATTATAAGGCATATAGATTGTTAATAACACTTGACATATTTTATGTCATATGTTTAAAATTGACATATCAATCAAAATCTAATATTATAGGATTATCTTTACTGAATCTCTTAATTGTTAACTTATACATTACTTGTTGTTTAATTAATTTATTGTTTTCTAATTCTTCTTCTACTTCAGCTGATATAACTGGATTCACGTGATTCTTTGAATGTTGTGAATTATTATACATTCTACAAGCTCGCCTCACACTAGGTAAATCTCCCCACATATAAATACTCATAATATCATTATAAGGTTCGTCAGTATTCATATATGTTGCCCCATCAAAAATATAATCATTATTAGCCCATTTAATTATCTTCTTTGCCTTAAACATAATATCTGTTTTTTGTGATGTATTTGGTCTTTGTTTAGGCGATGAATTTTTCAAATAATCCTTTAATGCAGTTTCATTTTGTATTTTATCATCATATTTAAAATCTTTAATATATGATTCAATATTTTTGATAATATTACCTTTACTTAATTTATCATCAATAATTACACTATGTTTTTTAAACAAGATAATTATATCTTTTTTTGAGTGAGATTTTTCAACTAACATTTTATAATTTAAATAAGATAATTTTTTTATATTATATACTTATAAAGATGCCTAAAACTCCTAAAGGTGAATTAACAACTGCTGAAATTAGAAAATTAATAAGAGCTCATAATATTTTAACTAGTATTAAAATACCAAAGGGTGCTACAAGAGATGAAATTATCAAAATCGTAGACAAAAAAGGATATATGGTTAATCATGAAAAAAAATCTTTAGACCCAAAGGGTGGAATTAGAAAAGGACAACCAAGAGTGAAATTGGAAAAAGCAAAAGAATTAACTAAACCAAAACCCAAGACTGAATTACAAAAACAAAAAGCAGCTGAAGCAAAGGCAGAGAAAGCCGAAAAGAAAAAGAAAGAAGAAAGAGTTATACGTAAGAAAGCTGTTGAAGCAGAAAAAGAAAGGAGTAAACCTAAGGCGAAACCAAAACCCAAACCAAAAAAAGAAGATGAAGTAAGACCAAAAGAAAAGGTTGGAAGACCAAGAGTAGACCCAAAGAAGATTAAGGTAATTCAACCTAAACCGAAGGTAAGCGATGCTAAAAAGAAAGAAGAATCTAAATTTGGATATGAACCTTTTAAAAAGAAACTAGACCAAGCAGTTGAGATATCGGGTCAAAGCCTTGATAATTTAACTAAAAAATCAAAAGAAAGATTAGCAAAGATAGAACAAGAATTAAAAGACGGAACAAATAAAAGACAAACATTAAGTGTTAAAATAGAAAAAGCAATTGAAACAAAAAAAGGACAAGTTGGATTTATCGGTGATAAATTTAATCTTACTATCAAGTTTGGTTTAAATGAAGGGGAAAAAATAACAATAGAAACAAGGAATAGAATACCAAAAGCAACAATTTTACCTTTTGAAAAACCGAAACCAAAGTAGAACCAAAGAAAGGTATTTCACAATTACAAAAAAAATATATATAAATTTATTCTTGTGCCTTCTTAACATATGTATCTAAGGCTACTGCCTTGCTATGACCCATTACCTTATTATCTTTCTCTAATTCTTCTTTCATATTACCATACTTTGATGACAAATAAATTTTCCTTAATAAAGTTGTACTAATTGACTTATCCATATACTTTTTTGAATACTTAATTAATACCTTACTTAATTCAGTGCGGGTAAGAGGCTTACCCGTTGAAGTCTTAAATAAAATACCTTGTCCATTCATCTTCAAATAATACCTTAAAATCTTTCTTAAATCTGCGTCTTCAATAGGTAAATCTAACTCCTTGTATTTCTTCGCCGTTTTGTATTGATTTAATACAAAATAGAGTTGCCCCTTTGAAGGAACAACTAAATAATTATTTTCTTTCTTGTCTTCTTCACTTAATTTTTTGTATGCTGCTTGATTGATAGCTGTCATACCCGCAACATCATTACGCATCGGCATACGAGAATATATATTAAATAAAGTATATGCTTGTAGGAGTTGCATCTCCTTCTTGGTTATATCATCTTTACTTTTCTTTTTTAAGGGTTTTAAATCATCCGCCATTTGATTTATCATCTTAAATATCTCTTCAGTTGTTGTAAAATTCTTACTTTGCTTATCACTAATTACTCCACTCTTTTGCTCGTCAGAATATTTATCATTTAATTCATCTCTTAAATCTCCATAGGTAATTAATAATTCATCATATTTTTCATCGTGATTCAAAGCCATTAATAAAACAACAATCGCATTTAATATATTTCTTTGACTTAAATAATGAAGGTCTTTAATCTTATCCATTACATCATCCGGTTTTGAAAGGAAATTATAATTATCAGTATCATAAATTTTTTGTAACTTCTTCAAGTTAACTTCATACTGCTTAATTGTATTTGGCTTCACGTTTGGTCGTGCGTTTTGAATATCTTCACTAATATTAGATGAATCTATTTTCATATTTATACTATAAAAATAGATTATTTTTTTAGGTAAAAAAACGAGGAAAAAATTAGATTAACGGAGTATGCTTTGCTTATTATTTATTTTTGATTTGATCTAAAAGCTCTTTATTCGATGATAGTAATTTTTCAGTCCATAATTTTAAATCTTCATATTTTGTTTTTTCTTCTTCATATAACTTCTTGTATTTATCACACTCTAAATACTCTCTAATAATCGCCAAGTAATATAACATTTGTATATCTTAATTTAGAAAAAAAATTTAAGCGAAATAACACGAGAATTGTCCATCCTCAATCTTCGCAACCTTTAGCATTTCTAGATAGACACGGAGAGTGTAAGTATCAGCTGCTAAGCCAGTTGCCTTGTAAGTTAAGTCCATACCCTTGTTGTTTACACGCTGACCCTTGTTAGGGCGAATAGCAGTCCAGCGGAAAAGACCACCAACACCATCATCCCCGCTACTCTGTACGTGTCCCTCCATAGTTTCAGCAGTTAGAGCAGTTACACCACTCGTTTGGTATTCATCTCTTGTAACCATAGGAACCTTACCCTCTGCGTGCTGGGTAGTGTGGAAAAGGAGAGCCGGATTCTTGCGGTCAACATTAAATTCAAATAAGTCGTTGTATAGGAGATTTACCGAGAGAGACTGAGCCGCCGGAACATCCTTCGCACCAACACCATTAAGGAGAGATACCGGTGTAAAGTTGCTATTACGCTGAAGACCCATAACAACCTTTGATACAAGGCGACCATTACCACCAAGCTGAAATGTAAGGTCGGTGAATGCTGCTTCATCACCAGTACGTTTAGCAAGGCGGTAATCAACATACTGAAATGTTAGACTCTTATTTTGTGCCCGATACTTCTCCATTACTTCTCCATCAAAACTAATTGAATCATAAATAAGTTTTACTTCATCTTGATTGATTAGGTATTCAACATCATTATCACCGGCATCACTATTCGCAACACACATACGACGAGAGAGACCAGCAGCAGAGAGAGAACTAGTAGTAGGCTGAAACTCAATATCAATATGGACTTCTTGGTCTATCATAAATAGAGGCAACTGATTAAATTTCATGAATGGGAAAAGGTCAGAGAGATAAACCGAGTAAACTGGGGCATCAGAAATAGTCTGAGCCGAAGCAGCACTATGAAGCTGGAAAGGTAAAAGCTGGAATGTACCGGCACCACCAGCAGCGGGAACAGTTGGATTGCGTCCAACATCTAAACCAACCTTCTTAGCGGAGTTTGGTGGCTTATCAGTTGTATTTGCGGTGCGGTCATCATATACCGGTTTATGGGCGATACACCTCTGAGATAAAAACTGCTCTCTCTCCTTATTGTCTTCATTAGAAATAAACATAGATTGATATGCGTGGAACTGGTCGTAATCATCAATCTCACAAACAGTTTGATTACCAATACGAAGAGCAGCAGACTTAACAAGATTAGAAACACCAATATTGAGAGGGTAAAATGCCGTAGAAGTTGTATTGGGAGTTACAGCAAGAGTAACCTTGGAATTTGAGTGAAGGAATCCAGCGACCCTTTGTAAAGTAAAGCGAACCCTAGACTGCGAAAACGTCGTAGCATCAATTACATCTGTGTGTAAAGATTGTCCGTAAGAAGAGGGAATAGCACCAACTTTAATAAGGTCGGGAATGCGGTCAGAAGAAACGTCAGCTTTAGAATCCATTTTATATTATTTAAAATATATAAAAAAACAAAAATAAATTTAATTAAAAAAAAGATTACATAGAAAATATTTACTTATTTACTTATTTACATAACTACTTGAA